TATTGATACGCCGTTAACAGCGGGTCTTAGAGATAATGAAAGGCTTGCAAGTGTTCTTGGTTCACTTAATGTTGATGATTTCTCATCTAGTGGTGTAGTACCACCAGTAGGGGGTCCGACACTTGAGGCACAAAGCACAGACGGCAATGTCCTTACCGGCTTTACATCTGGTGCAGAGACAGCCCCTCCTAATACATTAGCGAGAGATCAACCTCTTGATGTAAATTATCTCTATCAGACATTCTTCCGTTTGAACATCCCAATGTTCCCACAATTGAACTACTTCTGCCAGCGAGTAACGTTACCGGGATTCGGTGCAGCGTCCAGTATTGAGCGACCAAATAGATTTGCCAATATCAAACTACCCGAAACTAGGGTATCATTTGATAATCTTGAAGTTACGTTCCTTGTGGACAAGAACCTAAATAACTGGAGAGAGATACAAGAGTGGATGAAGAGTATCTACTTGGTCAAAGACCACAATCAGATTCTTCCAAACTCAAAGGACCACCTATCTACAGCCAACTTGTTCTTCTTGAATAGTGCCATGAATGCTAACCTGCAAGTCCTATTCAAAGACATTTTTCCAATCTCTCTTAGTGGCTTAGACTTTGACTCATCTGTAACAGACCTTACACCCTTTACGGCTACTGCAACATTTGCATACACCACCTATGAATTTGTCGATCCACAATCTGGATCTTCCATGTGATTTTCCCTTGACTATCTCTTGACCTATCGTACAATCCGAGTGTCAACGAGAAAAGGGTAAAAAGGATTACACTATGAACCTTACTGAACTAAGAGAACAAGTAGAGCGTGATGCTCGTATCGACGATACTGAACTCGATACCGAGAGCCTGCGACTACCCCAACTACACAACAAATACCTCAATTTATACCACGATCAAAAACTGCGGTATGAAAAGGCGACCAACGAGTACAATCGTCTTTTTAAATTGAAGTGGGAGTATTACACAGGTAAACTTGATTCAACCATCTTAGAACAAAAAGGTTGGGAACCCTTTGATCATAAGATCCTGAGAAATGATATCTCGATATACATGAACGGTGATGATGATCTTTGTAAGAGAAAAGAAGTTGTAACTTATATTAAGTCTATTGTTGATTACCTCGAAGATGTAGTAAAGGAGATCACCTTCAGACATACTAAAATAAAAAATGCTATTGAGTGGAGAAGATTCCTATCAGGAGGTTGACATATGGAAAATGAAAAGCACAAGATTGATTTAACAGAATTGTATGAGAAGTATCTAAGTGGTGGGTTGAATGGGTTTCATCAAGCAACTGACTGTTCTCTTTATGGTGACTGGACAGTTGATGGAAAACAACATTTTATCCCAGTTAAATACATCCTAAATTATCTCATTGATAATCCAAGAAAATCTGTAAAGGTTCCTGTGCAAAAGATTGCATTCAAGGGAATGATGCAACTCCGCTCAAAAAAGTATACTCCCCCCGAAAGAGTTTTGAATGCAGATTTATCATACCCAGTTATCGTAGCAAAAGATGCGACCAACCCATACGATAACTGCCAGTATCGAATGTTGGATGGAGCAAATCGAGCGACAAAGGCTACTCTCGATAATGAATCTCACATTGATGCATACGTTATTACAAACGATGAATTTTTGAAGTTGATCAAAGATTATGAAACCTCTAGGTGGGAGGAAGACGAGCATATCGAACTCCTCGAAATCCGAGATTTCTTTGGTCTGCCTGCGTGTGTTTACAAGTTCAAGAAGCACGATGAACTAAAGGACATGTTGATTGAAGAACTTATCCAAAAAGATAAGGATGAAACTTATAGAAATGCAACGTATGTCAGAACTCGTCCTGAGGGAAAGCCTGTTCTTGATTGTGATAAAAATTCTGCTTTATACCAAGTCAAAATAGCAAAGCAAAAGGCATATGATCATTTCTATAATGAAATTCTCAATGCAGATTTTACACTTGATAGCATAGAGAACAATTACGACTCAACACTTGAAGTCACTAATTATTCGAAGCCGGAGATTACTCAATCGTGGGTTGTATCCGTTCCTCCAAATGCGAGCAACAACTTTGCTAGAAAACCAATGACTACTCATGTTCATTACATGTCTCCAGTTTGTGGGGCATATTACTTGAACATAGACAATGATGATCCAGTGAGAGACGGTGGCAACCTTGTGTTTAGCAATCCCACGTTTGATGATTATCAAGTAGGTTCTTTGCCGTACATGGTTAAAAGTGTATTAAGAGCAAGTGGCTATGTTAAGTATAATGAGGTATGCCTACTGAGGGAGGGATACATCGTTTTGTGGACAGGTGCGTTATATCACACGATTCAGGAATTTAGAAATACGCCAACTGACAGGATCTCTATCATCACAAACTCATGTCCAAATCCTGTCATGGATACCATGAGAAAGTACAACTACAGCATTGCACCATTTTTTCCTGAGGATAAAAAGACCTCCTAAATATGGAGTATGTCAGACTATGTGATAGAGGATTTGGACTCTTGTAATATCCGAGTCCGGTGTGAAAGACATCTTGCAAAAGAGTTGTCGGATCATTTCACATTCAAAGTTCCCGGTCACAAGTTCATGCCATCCTATCGGGCTAAACGTTGGGATGGACAGATCAAGTTATACAACATGTTCTCACAGAACATATACGCCGGTCTAGAGGCTTATATTGAGAAGTTCTGCAAGGACAGGGGCTATACGCTAGACAAACCAAAACGATCAAAACAGAAATGGTCTGAGAGCCACCTAGAATCGCTCCTGAGCAGTTTAGATGTTCAGATAGGGGGGAAGCCCGTGGAACCCCACAAACACCAGCGAGAAGCGATTCTACACGGCATGAACAGCGAGAGATGCCTACTCCTATCGCCCACAGGCTCCGGCAAGTCTCTGATCATCTACGTCCTATTGCGGCACTTTCTAAACATGATGCCTCCTGATAAAAAGGTGCTGGTCATTGTCCCGACCGTTGGTCTGGTGACACAGATGTTTCACGACTTTGTTGAGTATGGTGGTTCAAAATGGAATGCGAGAGACCACTGCCACATGCTGTATTCGGGGAAGGAGAAGGCTGCCAGAAGCGAAGTTGTCATCTCAACATGGCAGTCTCTAGCAAACATGCCAGAGGACTTCTTCGAGCAGTTTGGAACTGTATTCGGTGATGAAGCACATCTGTTCAAGTCAAAGTCACTCAAGCAGATCATGTCGCGTCTTACGAAGTGTCCCTATCGCATTGCAACAACAGGAACACTAGATGGGACAATCACACATAAACTCGTTATCGAGGGCTTGTTTGGTCCGACCAAAAAAGTAGTCACGACAAAGAAGTTGATGGAGCGTAAACTGCTTTCTGACTTGACTATTGACTGTCTGATGCTATCCTACAGTGGAAGTGATAGACAGCAAATGCGTAGAACAGCATATGCAGATGAGATAGAGTGGATTGTTACGGATGACAGAAGAAACAAGTTTATATGTGAACTTGCCGAGAGAGTAAAGGGTAATACCCTAGTGCTTTTTCAGTTTGTAGAGAAGCACGGAAAGGTTCTTCACGAAATGCTCAAAGACTCAACCAAACCTGTGCATTTCGTTTATGGGGGAACAGATGCAGAGCAACGAGAACAAGTCAGAGGACTTGTAGAAAACAGCGATAACTCAATCATCGTTGCGTCCTACGGAACCTTCTCCACCGGCGTAAACATTCGTCGCCTAAATAATATTGTGTTCGCGTCACCGTCAAAGAGTCGGGTCAGGGTGCTACAAAGTATTGGCAGACAACTTAGAAAGTCAGCCCAAAAAAGCACCGCACGACTCTACGACATATGTGATGATTTGTCATGGAAAAAGTATCAGAACCATACACTGCGTCATTTCAGTGATCGTAAGAAAATCTATGATGCAGAGGGGTTTAGTTATACCGTGATATCAATACCACTACAAGGAGAAAGAAATGAGTAAAAGCCCTTTCAGAATACTGAAATTAAGAAGTGGTGAGGATGTTGTTGCAAAGATGGTCAACAACAGAAAAGACTCGATTCTTATTGAGAGACCGATGGTCATGAAGGTGATGCACTATGTCGATCATGTGGGTGGAAAGAGGGAATCGATTGTGCTTTACGACTGGCTTAAAGCAACAGATCAAAACAAAATTATAATTCCCAAGAATCACATCCTGCTAATTTCTGGATTGAACCCAGATGTGGAGCGTGCATATGAAATGCAGAAAAAGTATGATGACGCACCCTTCACAATCAACAAGCCACAGCCCCCTGCCGAGCCTCCTCCTTCTCTATTGAAAAATATGGCTCCGTTTGATATTCAGAATCTTTTAGACTCCATCAGCGAACAAATGAAAGCGTCAAAAATCAAACCAGAGGATCTCGAAAATATGGACATCGAGGAGATCCTAGAAGAAATTGAAGATGACGAAGAGATCACGATCATTGATGACGATAGAATGAATTCTGAGGATTACGGAACTTCTTACTCTGATTGGTCACCCGACCCAGAAGATTACTTGACTTGATAAAATGCGAGTGTAAAATAAAACCATGTCTGATCATTATGTTGACAACAAAAAATTCTTTGCCGAGATGGTTGCTTGGAAGGAACTCGTAAAAGAGGCTGAGGATCTAGACGATCCAAAACCACAAGTTACAGAGTACATCGGCGAATGCTTTCTGCTTATCGCGGAGAGACTATCGACAAGACCAAACTTTATCAATTATCCATTCAGAGATGATATGGTAGGAGATGCAATTGAAAACTGTTTGATGTATGCAAGCAACTTCGACCCAGATAAGTCTAGTAATCCGTTTGCTTACTTCACCCAGATAACTTACTTTGCATTTCTCCGCCGCATCAAGAAGGAGAAGGATCAAGACAAGATTAAGTACAAGTTAATGGAAGCAGCAGACGCAAAGGGAGAACTAGCAGCAATGCTAGATCCCGAACGAGCATCAAAAGATCCGTATGCAGATTTTCTTAAACTAACTGAAAATGACATTCTGGGCATTAAACCAAAGAAGAAGACTAAGAGGAAGAAAAGAAATAACACGGGGGAACTCTTTTGAAAATAGCCATTTTGTGTGACACACACTTTGGCGTTCGAAATGACGGGCAAGTATTTTTAGACTACCATTTCAAATTCTTCGATGAAATCTTTTTTCCTGCCTGCAAGGAACGCAACATAGACACGGTTCTTCACTTGGGCGATCTGATGGATCGTCGCAAGTATGTTAACTTTAATACCCTCGCTCAGGTTCGAGAGAGGTTCATGGATCGTCTCCAATCGGAAAACATGACAGTCCACTGTATCGTTGGTAATCACGATACCTACTTCAAAAACACCAATAACGTAAACTCACCAAAGGAACTGTTTGGCTCGGGGTATCCGAACTTCAACATTTACGACAGTCCCATCGAACTAACCTTTGACAACACAAAGATTGCAATGGTCCCGTGGATCAACAAAAGCAATGAACATGAATCAATGGAGTTTATCAAGTCAACGAATGCAACTATTCTTGCCGGTCACTTTGAACTTGAGGGCTATCAAGTTATGCGGGGGGTGAAGCATACTGATGGCATGAAACCGGACATTCTTCAAAAGTTTGACCGAGTTTGGTCGGGACACTTCCACCAGAAGCATGAAGAAAATAACATCTGTTACTTTGGTACAGCATATCAGATGACCTTTTCAGATCTGTTCGAGAAGAAGGGGTTTCACATCTATGATACCGAGACAGATGAAATAGAATTTGTACAAAACCCAGACAACTTGTTTCACTCAATCGTATACAATGACAGTGTTGATCTAGCAATGATTGACTTTAGAGATTACACCGGAAGATATGTGAAGGTGTTTGTACACGAAAAGAAAAATGCAAAGAAGTTCGACCGATTAATCGAACGACTGTACGAAAACAATGTTGAAAGTGTGACTATCCTAGAAAACGAAACACCTACGAGTGAGAATGTAGAAGTTGATAAGGATGTACTCGCAACTGATACGATGACAATCATTAGTTCATATGTTGATGATGCATTTTCTGAAGACCCAGAAGAATGTAAAAGATTGAAAGAAGTCTTCAAGGAACTGTTCCTTGAGTCCTTCGATGAGTGAGGTATTATGATAAAGTTTCACAAGGTTCGGTTTAAGAACTTTGGTTCGTTCGGTAACAACTTCACTGAGGTTCAACTCGACCGACACCAGACATCTTTGATTAGTGGATTCAACGGACACGGAAAGTCGTTTGCGTTGCTTGACTCTATCACGTTCGCCCTGTTTGGCAAGCCTTTCAGGAAGGTGAACATTCCACAACTTGTCAATTCACTTAATGAAAAAGACTGTATTGTTGAGATAGAGTTCGAAGCCGGTGGGGAGGAGTACCTTATTCGAAGAGGTCTCAAGCCCAAGATATTTGAGGTATACAAAAACAAAGAACTCGTTGATATCGCGGCAAAGTCAAAAGATTATCAGCGTATGTTAGAGGAACAAATCCTTCGCATGAACTACAAGTCCTTCACTCAAGTGGTGATTCTTGGTTCGTCCTCTTTTGTTCCATTTATGCAATTGTCAGCAGCGGATCGAAGGATTGTTATCGAGGATATTCTTGATATTCAAGTTTTCTCAAACATGAATTCTGTGCTGCGTGAAAAGGTGTCAAAGGTAAAAAATGATATCAGCGATATCAACAGATGCTTACAAGTAAACAAAGAAAAAGCAACTGGAGTTATCACACTCATCGAGTCATTGCAGAAAAAGAATACTCAACAGATTGAAATTGTTAAAGAGGACATCCGACTTAACAAAGAAGAACAGGAACAACACACAGAAGAGATCGAGCGTCTTGACGCGGAGATTGAAAAGCATCTTACCAACATCACAGATGAAAAGGATGTTGAGTCTAGAATCAAGAAGTATGATAAAGCAAAGCAGAAGTTTGAACGCGAGATGTCAACACTGAGGAAGAACGTGACATTCTTCGGTGAAAACGACACCTGTCCAGTTTGTCGTTCTGAGATCACACAAGAAAAGCGTGATGAGGAAATCAACAAAGCATCCTTGATGATTGAAAAACTTGAGGAAGCCCTTACAGAACTTGAAACGCTTGAAGAAAAAGTAGTAACTCGTTCGAACGAGATCGCAGATGCACACGCCCGCGTGCGAGAACTGTCTGATGACAGAATTCGTGCGAATACATCAAGAAAGAATGCAATCAAGGTTGGTGAGAAACTTCAAACGAAACTGGAAAGCCTTAGGGCTGCCGATAGCACTGACCTCGACGATGCAAAGGATAAACTGAACGCAGCAAAGGCAGACAGAGAAGATCTGATCGAAAAGAAAGATATCCTGATAGTCAATAAGAACACATACTCCAATGCAACCGAGATGCTTAAGGATACAGGTATCAAAGCAAAGGTGATTAAGTATTATCTCCCTGTGGTGAATGCCCTGATCAACAAGTATCTTAAAGATATGGAGTTCTTCGTATCCTTTGATCTAGATGAAAACTTCAATGAAACAATCAAGAGCCGTCACCGGGACAAGTTCTCATACATGTCCTTCTCTGAGGGTGAAAAGATGCGTATTGACCTCGCCATTCTATTGGCTTGGCGAGAGATCTCTCGACTCAAGAATTCAGCAAACACCAACCTGTTGATTCTGGACGAGGTTTTTGATGCATCTCTCGATGCAATGGGATCAGACGATTTCTTGAAACTATTGAACAAACTGTCCGAAAAGAACCATATTTTTGTTATCTCCCACAAGGCAGATCAACTGGCGGATAAGTTCCAGAACCAGATCACTTTCCGCAAGGCAGGCAACTTCTCAAGACTTGTGTAATGCCTAAATAACCTAGCAGGAGGATGCTATGGCTACAGGCGAATACGATGGTAGAGAAGTAAAACTAGATGATCCTTTCCGTCTCCCGAAGGGGTCAAAAAAGAAGTTTGGTGTCTACGTCAAGAACCCTGATACGGGCAACGTTATCATGGTCAAGTATGGTGATCCCAATCTATCCATCAAGCGTGACGATCCCGGTCGCCTGAAGAACTTCCGTGCCAGACACAACTGCGATAGTCCCGGTCCCAAGACAAAGGCTAGATTCTGGTCCTGCAAGTTCTGGGAGAAAGATAAGCCCGTAAGCGACCTCCTGAAACAGGGCAAAGTCAAAGAAGACTCATGCGACTGTGGGTGTGATGTTCATGAGGAGGAAAAGCGTATTCCAAGAAAGCCCGGACAACCGGCTAACTCAAAACAACACTCCGATCTTTACACTGATGAAAACCCCGAAGGCACGATCCACGGTCTTGGCTTCAAGGATGTGAAAACTGCAAAGGCATCGGTACAAAAGATCAAGTCATCTGATCGCACGCACGCACACAAGGTGCAGGCTGCGGTTGCGATGGAACAACGAGCCAGAGAGATGGGTAAGAAACAGGAGGCTGCCGTGTATAGAAGTTTCATTGACTTCATGAAAGAGAAGACTAAAGAGAAAAACGAGGACAAAAAATACTACACCAAGAAGGGCAAGATCAAGCAGTCCCCCGAAGACAAGGAAAGTGGACTTCCCAAGAAGTATGTCAGTGGACTGAGCGACAAAGAGGCAAAGCAGAAGGCAAAAGAAATCGACAAGAGAATGTCGCTTCCGAAAGATCACCCCGATGCATACAAGCCCGTAGATGATGTTGAAGATCCAGACATCATCGATAAGAAGAAGAAAGAGAAGAAGTCAACATCCACGACCAAGTTTCAAAAAGCCTTTGGTGAATCTTTCAAAGACTATCTCGGAGAAGAGAAGATCAAAGGTCTATCAAACAAAGCCGAAAAAACAGGGGTCTCATACTCCATCCTAAAAAAGGTTTATGATCGCGGCATGGAGGCATGGAGATCAGGTCATCGTCCGGGCATCGGACAACACCAATGGGCGTTTGCTCGCGTCAACTCTTTCCTCACGGGTGGCAAAACCCAAAGCACCACAGACAAGGATCTCTGGGCAAAGGTTCCTGAAGGCAAAAAGCGTGGTATCAAGGCAAAACTGAAAGGTTCTAAGAAGTGAAGACCTCAGGGGTAAAAAGACAAAACATGTGGGTTGCTCCTAAACGAGACTGGACACCTTTTGATCTGCCCTATCTGATTGGCTGGAACAGCAATAGACACTTACAGGGATTTAGTGTTACAGACAATGCTGTATCAAACTGGGAGGATAGTTCTCAAAATGGGAA